GTTTTGATATTATTTTTATTCTTATTGGATTTTTTAGACTGTTCTATTGCTGGTTCTTTATTGTCATTGTCTTGATCAGATAATCCTCTTTGTAGAATAGAGATAAGTTGTTTAATATCATCATTATTAAGTCCCATGTTTCACCTTTGTTCTTTGTACTGATAGCATTATATCAGATAGATTTTTAATACTATTTGCTAGATATGATAATCTATCCATTCTTTGTTTAGCATACTTTTGTATTTTATGTAATGCTGTGGCTTTGTCATTATGTTTAATAGCTTGTAATGATTTCTCTAGAAAACCATATCCTTTATAGTTATTGATTTCATCGGCTATGGTTTCCTTAACAGTCTCTTCTGCCCAGTTGTGTCGTGCTATTTCTCTATTTAATGTTCTTTGTATAAAGAAAGCATATTGAGCCAACCTATATGATATCTGAGCACAGTCTTCTGGTGTTAATTTTTCTATAACATCTCTACTCATATTGAAGTAATTATTAAGTTCCTCCTCACTAAAATTGTGAGCTTGAGAATATATACCAAGTCCTACGGATGATTCATATTCATCTAATACCTTATCCCACTGTTCTACTTGTTCTTTAGTTGTTGACAATTATATTCTCCCAGTTATCAGTTTGATTATATGGTAATTCTATATAAGATATTCCATTAATATCACACCATTCTTTTTTCTCTCTGTCTCTTTTTTGTGACTTCAAGAAAGCCATTTTATTTGGATGATAAAAAGGAGTAAACTCATAATGTTGCTCTCCATGTACCTCGATGCACGTTTTGTTTAGAGGTAAGTAAAAGTCTAGATATAAAGTTTCTGATCTTCTGGTAGATATTGGAACTTCTTCTAATATTTGCATCGTTGGATAAAGTCTTTTTAATATTTCTCTAGCTTGAATATGAAAGCTAGATTTTTTAGCATAGGCTTTATCTATATGACCAGTAATATTCCAATTTGTTATATTACCATCAAGATCGGTAACATTCATTATATTCCCATCGTTTTCTTTACTTCGTTATATAGACTATTATAAATATCTATATTCTCTAGTAAAAATGTTCTTATTTTTTCTGCTCCTTGAAATTTAGTTTTGTCTCCCTCATTTAAAAATGATAGTGTGTACCACGCCCCACCTTTATTAATTAATCCGATATCTATGGCTAGGTTGATAAGTTCCATCTCTTTATCTATACCTCTGCCATATCTTATATATGATGTTATGTTACCACCAGGAGGTCCAAGAGCAGAACATATTGTTTGCCACTCGACCTCTTGGCCTATTTGTGTATTATCGGCACCGAGTAGCCAAGGCTTAAATGTTTTTGCTCGTAATTTTATATCTGTTTGATAAGCAATAGCCTGACCACTCTTCTCCTTAAATTCTGCACCATATCCAGTTGGATTACCCATTAAGTGAGTAATTCCAATAACAATATTTTTATTTACTGGGATTACGTTAGCAACTTTACGACAAAACTTTGCTAGTAATTTAGCTCCATCTGCTCGTTGCATTTTATCCATATCACTAGTAATTTCAGCTTCTGTACATAGAGCAGAATAGGAGTCTATAATCATTACAGAACCAGGATCTTCATTAATAATCCTTTCGGCTATCTGCAAATATTCTTCTGCGTGTAAAATTTTTCCTGTTTGAGATCCTATAATATTGAATCGATCAAGATCAAGTCCTGGAATACCCTCTAAATCTCTTTTCTTAAGTCGCCCCTCTATATTAAGATAGTATACATTTCTTGGTTCAGATAATGCATACTCTTCTCTTTGCGCTGTTGCTGCGAAATCTAATGATGTTGTAGTATTATGGGTTACAATAAAATTATTGGTCAAATATAAACCGTCTGGATGGTCAATCTCTATACAGACGGCTTCTTCTTTACCTACTTTCTCAATCTCAACAATAGTTCTATGAAGTTCTGGCTTAGTTCTTTTACGACCACTTTTCTTTCTTGGTAAACTAAATAAAGCATCAATATTATTTCCGTGTATTGCTAGTCTATAAGACTCGAATATTTTATTATTGCAACTAGTTGTTCTTCTGGTTGTGACCACAGAGTATCCTAGACTTTCTAATAATTCCTGAACATCGAGTGCCAATTTAATCGAAACAGTAGAGTATTCTGCTCCTTGTCCATTTCTATTATTTCCATCAGTGTCCATTAAACCTCTAATCAGTTTCCATCTATTATTGATAGAAGCATACTTATATGTTTTTGGAATAAACTTACTATGCGAAGAAAGTCCATATAATCCTAGTTTCTTTAAGTCTTTAGTTAGTGTATTGCGTACCATTAAATTTCCTCTTTTTTTACCACTAATACTATAGTCATAGGATGAACCTGAAACTTTCTTAAATGATAAATTTCTTATATAACAAAAATCTCTAAACTTATTAAGTATAAAATCATCAGATGATGTCATTCTTGGAGTGCCTTGTGTTAGGCTGCCATCTCCAATTAAGCAGCCTAGTATGTATGGATTGATTCTTAGTTTTTGTTTTTGTTGAAAATAAACAGGCTTTGTAAGAGGTATTTTCCATTTGCATCTATCGTTATATCTTAGACCTTCTTTTAATATTTCGCCTAATGTCATAGTAACATAATTGGTTTTACGATTATTTTTAGAAACTGTCCAATTATGTTCTAATCCGCAATAGGTTTTGGATCCATCATTAAACTTTACCTCGTAAATATCTTGAATACCTTGCGGATAAATGCCAATAACATTCGATAAAAATCCGTTTGGATTGCATACTACATCCCCTACTTTTATGGACCCTATCGTAGTTGGACCATTGGGAGTATATATTAAGTCTGTTAATCTCTGTAGTTTACCACACTTGGGTTGGCCGGTTAAAACAACAAAACTACCTTCTGGAATACCACCATTGAGAATAATATCTAGGGCTGGACTAACTGGTATCACTATATTCTTCTTGTCAATAATACTATTTGCTGAAAGTATCACATCATTACCGAAATCTTTTTTTATACTATCTTTAATTGCTGCCATTATCAATATCCTTTAGAAGGTCTATAATATTTTTTGATTTTTTAGGATTATTCTGAACACCTTTTGACAATAAATTTCTCTCTATTTGTTTTGGTTGTGGTTGAACCTTTGGTTTACGAGAGATATGTGTATCTATGATACCACAAAGATGAGGAGCCCGCAACGAGTAAATTTTAATACCTTGATTTGATGATAAAGCATCTATAATATCTTTAGCATCATATTTTTCTAGCAACTTATTTGCTGCTCCTATCTGTCCTTTATATTGCTTCTCCCATTCTTCAGATAGCCAAAATCTATAATGTAAATCTTTTTTATTTCTTTTAGCTATTCTTTCGCATATGATTTCTGTAATAAATTGAGCAGGGGTGACATTCTTACCGTTGGAATACTTAGATAAATATTTAGTCATTTGGACGAAAGATGTGTTGTTGTCCATCAATGGATCTACTGTTGAATTTCTTTTTTGCATTATCATTATATGCTGAAGCTTCTCTAGTCATAATTGATACATTGTTTGTTTGTTTGTCTTTTGTGTGCCTAATCATAAGATCTTTGGATGATTTAACTGGCTTACTTTTTACAGCTAGATCTGATTTTTGTGGAACATTATTTTTTTCCAAATATGTTACTATGGTATCCTCTTCAAGATTTAATTCTTTTGCTATTGATTGAACATCATTGCCGTTGGCGTATAGCCAATTTATTGCATAAGATGTTGATTTAGATAATTTCATTAGTTAAGCTCCCTTTCTGCATTGGTTAGCCACGCCTTATTTTTTGTTCTAAGAAAAGATAGATACATATCAAATACTTTTGAATTTACTTGTTTAAATTCCCATGCCTTTTTGCCAGCTCTTGCTAAAAATTTAGCACCTGTTCCTTCTGAAAATAATCCGATGGGATCATAAATTTTTCCATACAATCCTGTTTTAATATAAAATCTGGTTGATTTATTACCAATAATTTTTTTAGCACAAACATCAGCACTTTCCGATGATGATCTTGGATTTTTTTTATCGTCAATAAACTCATGTTTACCAACTAGTGTGAAAAATTCTGTTTGAGTATTATCGTCTTCAACAGAAGCGTTATTATGAATAAAATAGTCATTTGCCATTTTTTAAATCTCTCCTCTTTTTTATCTGTGTTCCTGGCCACTTTATCTTTTGTTGTTTCTTTACTCTGCTCATACCCTTTGGTAGTGCTTTTTGTTCTGACACATCTTCTTTGTATGAATTGTGTTTAATATAAAGGTGTGTTTTTTGATCATCACTCATTCTTTCAGAATTTCTTAATGCCAAATCTCCTATAGTTTTGAGTTCCGAATCTGACTTCTTAACAGAAGACGATTGTGTTGCAACATCTAAAGCATATAGTCTATATGTGGATTTGCTCTTACACGCTGGACATTTTGGTTTATCCATATAGTCTTTGATGTAAAAGAATAATTCGAAGTCATTAGTACAAGAATTACAAGAATAAGAATACGTAGGCATGTCAAAAGCTATAAGATTGTGGCAAATATAGTTTCCATTCGTCTGGCATGGTCTCTTTTATCTTATTCAAGTGGTGGGCTATTGGCAAGTACTTTATACCTTTAGTTGGTACTATTGGTAAGTTTTTAAGTGGCATATTAGCTTGTTTTGGTGTTTTATTCCCCTTTTTTCTATTGCATGATACACAGGCTGTGACTATGTTTGTCCAACAGGTTGGGGATAACGAATCATGATCCCACACAGATTTTGGTATAACATGGTCATAAGTTAGACTATTATTATCAAATTGATTACCACAATATTGACAAATATAATTATCTCTTACGAAGATATTTTTACGAGAAAAAGTAATATTCTGTTTATTCAGTCTAAAAAATCTTTTGGTTTTTGTTACTGCTGGTATAGGATATTTTTTATTGTTAACACCGGCTATATAATCATTTTTATAGAAGTCTATAATATCTATCCCATACTTTGGATTATCTTCGTATTTTATATTCCAAACAACCGCCTTTTCCCAATCGATAATTGATAGTGGAGAAAAATCAGCGTTTAGTAACAAGCACTTTTTATGATTGTTGTGCATTTTCTAGTTGTTCTAGTCTCAATAAAATCTTAGATATAATTGGATTTCTAATAATATCAGTATTAAATAGTTGAGCAATACCTATGCCGTCAACATCATCCAGACCTCTAATCATATCCAGGAATCCACCTCTCATACTTTTATGAAGATCAGATTGACTTATATCTCCTGTCAATACCATTTTACTCTCATTTCCTATGCGAGTCAATAGCATTTTTAATTGGTCATATGACGCATTTTGACACTCATCCGCCACAATAAAACTATTATGGAAATTACGACCTCTCATCAATCCCAGCGGTACAATTTCTATTTTGTTGTTTAGTTTTAGTGCTGCATAATGACTCATGGGAATAAAATGCAAAATCTCATCAAGGATGGGCAAGAGATAGGGGTGTAATTTTTCCTCCGCTGTTCCTGGAAGATATCCTATCTTTTCACCGCTCTCAATAACTGGTCTAGTTATAATTATTTTTTTAACTTTATCATCTAAAAGATATTCTAATGCCATACCAATAGCAATATGGGTTTTGCCGCTACCAGCAACACCTTGACAAAATGATATCGTATTTTCTGCTACTGTGCGAATATATTCTTTTTGATTTTCAGTTCTTGGCCTAAGTCTATTTCTGTATAACGGCCCCTGGGAATCCAATTCGTTTGTAGCGTCGATAACTCTAGACTTTTTCTTGCTTCTGTTGGTTTTTTTCAATGTGAAACCCTTCTGATGAAATAGGTTAAATTAAACAGGCGCCGCCAGCACAACTAATTTCTTCTATTCCAGCAGTGTTGTCCTCATTTTCTAACAATTGAGTATAATCGACTTTTTTATAGCTATCAAATAAATCGCAATAGATCTTCCAATTATAAACATCTTTCATGCAATATGTTAATCGTTTAATATCTCCATCAAAATATTTACCAGCAAAGTTTTTCATCTTTGTGATAAATAGTAATTTATCTTTACTATCATTTTCTTTAGCCTGATTCATACTAACATAATCACACGCTGCCCACAAATTATTATCAAAAGAATTAAGGGCTAATTCTATAAGACCAGAACACCACAAAGCAGCATCTCCGTATTCCTTTACTATTTCTCTACTTGTATAAACAGTAGTAAACGGTGCTTGAGGATAGTCCTTATCTCCGCTTTGAGGAATCAAACTAATACCAGCAAAATATTTACGGTTATCATAAATATATCGAGTTACATCATTCCATTCGTCTGGTTTAACTGTAACAGTGTTACTAACATTGTGACTAAGGTACTCCTGGGTACACAATGACTTATTTTTACCGGCATTGACCCAATTTCTTTGTGTGTCTTTGACTATTGCTAACATATCTACTGCTGGTAATTGGTTCTTTAGTTTTGCTCCGTCTGGAACCTCGATTGGAAATTTAATAACCTCATCAGTATTATTGGCCGACCACCTGGACTTCTCACAGGCTTGTGGGTTATAATTTTTGAAGTGTTGGTATGGAGCCTCTAAAACGTTGGCTTGTACATGGCGGATATAGCGTTTAGCGTGATGCGGATGGATACCAGAACTAGTACCAAGCATACTACTACTGGTGCCCTCTGGTTTTAAACAAGTCACCCTTGCTGCTTGATTAATACCAATAGCTTTGGCCATTGATTTGTTAGTTTCTACTGCTATTTTGGCACCATTCTTTAGTACTTTTTCCGATAATACTAAATCGTGTTTCTCCATGATACCAGTTAGAGAAACTCCTAGCAAAGATTCTCTTTGGAATATTTTGCAAGTAATCTCTCCGAGATAATCTAATTTGGTAAATCCTGCTTGCAATGTTCCAATTATAGCAGCCGCCTTGCATCTTTCATAAAAATCATCTTCATCTTCTATGGAAGAACAATTAATGGTTGATAGATTACATCCTTGCCATCCACTTTTACCGCTTTCCTCATCAACAGGCCACATACCAACTTCGACACAATTATGCACATAAACGCTATCGTTATCAAAAGCATGGATATCTTCTACTGTACAATCGTATACGTCTAATTCACCAACATTAGTTTTATTGATAAGAGTATCAACAAAATTAGTTCTGTTTGGCATTCTTTGATAGTTATTAACGATATTCTGAATTTTATTAGACTTATTGATATTTTTAATAGGAATATATTTTGCAAATCTAGTTATATTATCACTGCTAATAACTAGCTCATGACACGCTTGACAGAAATAGCTTTTGGTTCCACCGTTACCATCGGGCATAACTCTATCGCCTTCTGGTCTGCGGTTCTTATAAATCTTAGAATAAATACCTAAAGAATTAAGAGCTATTTGTAAATTTTGTAAATTCTCTAGTTGAACAGATGAGATTCTCAAAGAAGATCCTTTGATATTATTAACCAATACGGTCCCATCAGCATCAAAATATCCAGCAATTAATCCTGAAATATGATTCCATGAACCACAAATAGATTTTTTGCTTAATCTTTTAGATGTTCCGACCATACAATCATTATCAATAACAAACTGCATTAGCTTTTTGGATTCTATTGAGCTATAAACAGCAACAGAATCTTGTTCTAATGCATTATGTTTATTGATAAATCCAACATCAGAGAGCATTTGGTATGCGTCCTGTCTATATTGTTCTTTAGATTCTCCCCACCACTTTAGTTGTGCTGATGATTTTGAGTGATTACCGTCTCCTAAAAATAGTCCTAATAAATATCCCTTTTTCCAATCTTGCGATTCGGAATTAAAGTTTGCAATACTATCTAGTGGATATGATCTATGATTATTGATTACAATAGCTTCACCAAAACCTATGTCGTTAGCCTCTTTCCAACCCGTTGTTGTCATAATCTTATGGTTGGGGGTAACTCTAAGTATTCTTCCAGATTTAAATTGTAACTCTATTACTTGTTTAGTTCCGGTTTTCCAAAAACCCTTATAACTTGGATATGATACTCCATCCACAATAGCATTGAATGGTTTATCAATAAGATCTGAAACCATTTTGACTCCACGGTCAGTAACAACCGTAGAATCAGCCACAACACAAGGATTAAAGGTCATTTCTGTCGAGTCACTCCAAATGAATCCTGGTTCTCCAAACTCTTTTACGCTTTCCATTAGTTTTTGAAATTGTTCAAAAGTAGTTTCATCCTTCAATAAAAGAGCCGAGTTATTGCTTCGTGCTCTTTGTGGGTTTTCAAGATACCAGTTTCCTGTTTTTGCTTTTGTCATTTGTTCATCGTCAGCACTAAATAATGCTAAACTAGCGCTTCTTCTAACCCCACCACTCAATACAGCATCACTACTGTGCATAACTATATCATAAGCATCAATAGGACGAAGTTTCTTTTGACCATTCTCAATACAACGATCCAATAAGGCTCTTATTTTTTCTAATCCTTTAGCAAGTGGTTCGAATCCTGGGGCTTTTCCAACACCAGAACTTAGATCTGATCCTTGTGGTCTGATATTACTATAGTCAAATAATATATGACAATTTTTATACTTTTCAAATCCTTCAACAGGTTTACTAAAGTAACT